TAAAGGTTACATCTATCCACGAGGGGTCGTGTTCTGACGCGAGGATCCGTTGCGCATCATTTTCTTTTAAGGTAGTCGTAAGAACATCATTGGTATTAGTTCTTGAGATAATAATTTCAGCGTCTACGAGCGCTTTTAGCTCTTCTAATAATCTGCTATCAAACTCAACGCCTATTAGCATGTAATATCTAAGCGTAGGTATTTCTACGCGAATTAGATTTAACTGTACTAATTTGTTATCGACTACGAAGAAACCGCTGTCTTTCCCTTTAGCAACCAATGCTAGGCTACTTTCCACATTTTGACCGACTTCGAATAGGTCTGTACGCGTTACAACTACTTGATGGTCTAGACTTACCAGAGCGATGATATCTGTGTTTAGTCGCTGCGCGTAACTGGTAAACGCCGCTTCAATAGAGGGTATATTCTCTGTGCCAACCGCACGCCTGAAATCAAATGAGCGAGACAGTACTTTTGAAACGTTGCGTATGACAGCTTGACGATCCGCAACCACTTTATCGAATACTTTCTCTGCTAAAACAATATTGTGGTCAATGTTTTGAACAACGAGAGTATTGGCTGAGCGCCACACTGCTCCAATTATCAGAAGTGATGCTATCACAATCCCTACGAATAGGGTTTGGAACAAACTCTGACTAAGTGTTTTTTGCACTATAGTGCCTCGTAAAAATTGTTTTGTTTATGTCGCAGACAGTATGACTAAGTATTGAAAAGCATAGCTGAATAATAAAAATAGGAACAGACATAACATCCTGTAAATTTTAGATTTTAACGCTTTTGTAGATGTCAGAGAAGTATGTCAATTAAGTGGGATCCAGTAATATTTGGCGGGAATAAGTGGGAAGCCTTGTAACATAAGGGTTTGAGCCACTTGAGTAGTGTCAAAAAAATTAGGCTATTAACACAGAGTAGTTTGGCGAAAGTAAGGAATTGTGTAAAAACTAAGGTGTAGTTTGGCAACTGGTAATCTTATATCCCCTTCACAATGTCCAAAATCATTCAAAGTCAGTTTAAATAAAGGCTCAGAAGCAGGTTGGTTGTAACTTAGTGAGCTTTTAAACAGCAAATCATTTCGCACTTTCCAAATTGTAAGTGCGATCCTAAAATAGCGCGTTTTTGTGTATAAGTGCGATCCTAAAAAGCATTTAAAAGACGTTTAAAAGGAATTAGAAGCTTCGGTGACTCTGCCGACTATATTTAGTAGTTCTCTATAATCTTCAGTGAAACCCAATGGAATGAAAGCGTCGTTCTCAGCTTGAAGAATAAGATCGCCCAAAAGGGTTTTATGGACCTTTCGACAAGTAAAATTGTTTTCTATTTTAAAGCAGTAGATATTACCAGGGTGCAAGGCTTTATCACTCTCGTCTATTAAACATCGAGCGCCCTGTTGAATATGTGGTTCCATCGCGTCATCGTCAATAACGATAAATTGTTTTCCTTCGTCGCCTATGACCCCTTGAGCTAATGCGATTGCATTATCAATTTCTTCTGAAGTAGCAACACCCTCTAAAACGACCCTGGTACGTGCCTCAACAAGATCTTTAAAGTTGAACCCGGTTTCTTTGTGTAGCAAATACAGATAATCAACATCTGGCAGCCGGTCTTTCTCATAAGACTTAAGCGTATTTTCATGCCACTGGTCGTTACGCCTGGCAAACTCTTTTCTGCTCATTTTTTCTTCACGAATGCTTTTTATCAAACTGCAAAATTCGTTCACGTTCATAAAAAGTCCAACTTTTTGTTTTTAGTTTTCAATGACATAAATAACTTAAGACACTTTTATGTCTTACCCATCTTTACATGAGACATTTTTGTGTCCTATGATTCAAAAAAAGAAACACTAAATGGATCTAAAAATGTACCAAAAAGATTGGCACCCGGCAGATATTGTCGCTGCAGTACGTAAAAAAGAGCTCACTTTAAAGGAGCTCTCCATTCAAAACGGTCTAGCTGCAAGGGCGTGTAGCACGGCAATGCACAGACCCTATGCAAAACCCGAAGCTGTTATAGCAAAAGCTTTGGGGCTTCATCCGAAAGAAATTTGGCCTTCTCGTTATCACGCTAACGGCACACGTCGCAGATTCCTGCATAGCAAGATTGTAGCAAAGGACGCTGTAAAAGAAACTCGCGGCGTAAAGAGCGCATAAGACACTTTTGTGTCTCACGATAACTAGAGAATCCCTTATGAAACTATTTACTGCCAAGGAAATTGCTGAAGCGCTCAACATCTCAAAGCGCAATGTTAGCTTGCGTGCTAAGAATGAGGACTGGCCATTTCAACTGCTTGCCGGCTTGGGCGGCAGAGTCCCACACTACTTGATTGAGGGGCTCCCAGTAGACGTAGCGAATGCCGTCGAGAAAAAATTTCACCCCTGTTCGCTTGCGGCGAAAGCGAAAAATAAGAAGACCGTTGAAAGCACCATTAATGAAGTAGAAAAGAGCATTACTTCAGACGCCAGGAAAAGCGGTTTACTAGATGCTTCATACCAGGATGAGAATGCCAAGCGCGCTAGCACTTCTCTTTTCATATTAAAACTGGCTCAAAGCTTTGCTGCTGAAATGAGCAGTAAAGTATCAGCTTGGAACACTTTTATTGGGCTATATAACAACCGAGAACTCGACATAAATGAAGTTCATTATCGCATTAAGCCAAGCCTAAGTTACCGCACGCTTCTTCGTTGGGAAAAAAGCTACGAAAAGAATGGTTTCCAGGGGTTAGTTACAGGTTATGGAAAAACCAAGGGCAAAAGCATAATTGAAACCACGTCTGAAATGAAGCGGTATTCTGTTGCGTTAATCCATCAATTCCCACACATAAAGGGCCAGCGCTTATCTGAACTACTTAAAATGGAGTTTGAGGGAAAATACTCAACGCCTTCACCATCGACTTGCAGAGATTGGCTACGTAAATGGAAAGACGAAAACAAAACCACTTTCCTATCTCTTATGGATGCCAGTGGCTGGCAGAATAAACACATGGCAGCGTTCGGCAGCCGCAGTGCAGGTGTTGAACGCATCAATCAGCTTTGGGAGTTCGATAGTACGCCAGCTGATGTAATGCTTACCGACGGACGGTATTCAATAATAGGTGTTATCGACGTTTTCACGCGCCGTGTAAAAGTTGTTTTAAAGCCTACCTCGAATGCAGACGGTATAGCGTTATTGATCCGCAATACCATTCTTGACTGGGGTATTCCAGAGGTTGCACGAACAGACAATGGTGCTGACTACTGCTCTGCACATATCTTCGCAATTTGGGATGCACTTGGCATTCACAACCAAATTACCAACCCTTACAGCGGATGGGAAAAGCCATTCATTGAGCGCTTTTTCAGAACGTTTAGCCACGGTATCGCTGAAATGTTATCGGGTTTCATTGGGCATAACGTAAGTGATCGCGAAAAGATAAATGCTCGCCTCTCATTTGCACAGCGCTTAATAGAGCGACGAGAAAAAGGCGCAGACAGAGTCGCGCTAGACGTGTCTATATCATCGGATGATTTTGAACGGTTCATTAACTCATGGCTTGATTACCACTACGACCATACCGAGCACAGTGAGCTTAAGTGCACACCATTTGAGAAATTCACTCAGCATCAGCAAACGATTAAGCGTTTAGATAACGAAAGGCTTTTAGACGTTTTACTTGCTCCCGTACCTAGTCAAAAAGGATTTAGAACCGTTGGTAAAGAAGGTATCAGCGTTGAGGGTGTTGAGTACATTCACGCGGAACTTGGCGCTTACATTGGTGAGCGTGTTCACTGCCGCTTTAACCCCGATGATATTGGCAAAATTTATGTTTTCGACCCGATAAAGCGTGAGTTCATTTGCGAAGCGTTTAATCCAGAGTTGGTCGATAACGAAATTACGATGAACCATGCCCAAGAGGCTAAGCGGATTCAGCGCGCCAGGCTCCGTAGTGAGCGCGACGCAATCAAGCAAGCGTCCAAGGAATTCGATGTATCAGACGTTGCACAAAAGTTCTTGGCTTATCGAGAGTCACAGACTCAAGGGCTCAAATCGTTCCCTAAACCATCGAAGCAAGTTTCATCTGGGATCATAAATTCTATTTCGCAGGCAGAGCCGAAAAAAGAAGGCTATTCAGCTGAACGCAAAGACGAACTGGCACAACGCAGAGACGAGCTCAATGCTATCGAAACCATTCGAAACAGTGGTGAGCCCATTTATCAAAACGAACACCACAAGGCTCGTCATTACACACAACTTAATATTGATGGCCGCTTAGGCCCAACCGAAAAAGCGTGGCTACATCAATACCGACGCGACAACCGACGTTCGGCGCAAATGTTAGACAAACTTTTCACATCAGAAAGCAAAGGAAATAAACGATGAAGGCAATCACAGCAAAAACTAAAAACGTCATGGCCGCATTTGACGCCTACCAGACCGTTGAGCAAGCAGCGCAAGAAGGCTCACCCGCCATGGCCTTATTCTCTGGCCAAGCTGGGTTAGGCAAAACTACTGCAGGTGCGTTTCTGTTTGTTCAAGCTGACGGCATTTTAGTGCGCTGCTTAAAAAGCGACACAATGGGCACGCTACTAGAGCGACTAGCACAGGACTTAGGGCTAGATAAACGTCAGCGAAAAGCGGACATGATCAATTTCATTGTTAGAGAACTGGCGCTCACGGGCAAGCCGCTCTTTATAGATGAAGCGGACTACCTAGCTGACAAAACTGAAGTTCTAGAAACCATCCGTGACATTTACGACTTGTCAGGCGTGCCCATTGTTTTAATTGGGTATGAACACCTTCCTAAAAAGATAAAGCGTCTTCCGCAACTGTTCGGACGCATCAGCCAGCACGTGCAGTTTCAAAAGGCTGACGAGGAAGACATTTCAATTATGGCTAGCGAGCTGGTAGAGCACACGGTAATTGCCCCCGACTTACTGCAAGAACTGTTAGATGCCTCTAAAGGTAACTTTCGTCGCATCACCACGGGCCTTGCGAGCATTGAGAAGTTCGCTAAGTCGAACAGCTTGAAAACCATCGATGCTGATCAATGGGCGGGCCGTCAATTCTTCCCCGTCGCGGAGTTGTAAATATGCGAGAGACCCTCAGCCAGCGTAGCTGGGAGTGGATAAAGAAACAGCCTGATTTCCACAGTACCGACTTAGCGAGAGCAATGAAAGTACCGATGCCAAAAATCAAGACTGTCATGGATGAGTTTGTAAGAAATAAATACGTTAAAGCGGTAAATAAATCGGCAAAACCGTATGTCTATGAGGCAACAGGTAAGGAGCCTAGTTTTAACAGAAGTAGGCCTAACCCGCACCCTAAGGCAAACGCAAGACAAAGAATATGGCAAGCCATTCGGTTTCTAAACAGCCAGTTTACCGTTGAAGAAGTGCAGGCAGCTGCAAGTACTAGCCGCCAAAACGTCACTCGATTTATCAGTGACTTAGTTAAATACAGATACGTAGTAAAGACACGCAACCAGCGGAGCAAAGGGCAGCAAACAGGTCCGCGCGTCTGCAAGTATCTTCTTATAGAAAATACTGGGCATAAATATCCAGTGATCAAAAAGTCGGGGCTTTGGGACCAGAACCTTAAACAACTTGTTAAGCCCGACAAGGAGAGATGAGCATGGAGTGGTTCGCATTATTGTTGAAAAAAGTCAAGGAGCTTGGCCGACGTCAAGTTGAGTTAGACACGGGCATGAGTAAGACCACGCTTTCGCAGGTACTCAATGAAAAGTATCCAGGAAGCATTAGCAATATTGAAAAGAAAGTACTGGCAGCGTACGCAAATTTAACAGTGACCTGTCCAGTGCTTGGTTCAATAGCGGTTAAACGCTGTTTAAACGAACAGATAAGACCGTTTTCGGCAAGTAACCCGCAGCGCGTCAGGCTTTTTAGAGCGTGCCAAAACTGCATACACAGGAGCAAGCAATGAACGCTTATAACACTGCTTTTAAGAAAAGAGTGGATAAGGCGAGCCTGGCGATGACGCACCTAATTAAACAAGGGTGTGCCATCACTGGCCTGTCTATCCAAGACACATCCACCGTTATCAATATCCTCCCGCCGAGAGATAAGCGGGTTAAAGGAACACTGATTTCAATTACGGGAACGCACACTGGCCGCTGTCACATGATGGCTACACGACTATACGGCTGCACTGTGCAATGGCACTTAACCAATGAAGAACCACAACAGGAATTAAACGCATGACATCTATCGACAAGCTTTATCAAATTGCAAAACCAGAAGCCCCAACTGGTTTCATGGAAGATGGTGAGGGCAACCTGCGTCGTAAAGACCGCATCAAGCCGCTTGAGATTGAGCGCGACAAATTAACAAGAGAGTTATTTCTTAACGCAATTTTGGTGCATGACGAACTACAAGCGTTCACCAAAAAGTTGAAACGAGACGTTGCTGAGTTTGTAAGTCACGCAATGAAGAATTATGACAAACGCTTGGGCGGCACCAAGGGCAATGTCACGCTTTATAGTTTTGACCGTCGCATAAAGATTGAGCGCAGCCGTCAAGACAGATTGTGTTTCAACGAAAACCTTGTAGCCGCAAAAGCAATGATTGACGAGTGCATCAAACGCTGGTCGAAAGGCAGTAACAAGAACCTCCAAGCCATTGTGCAAGGCGCATTTAAAACCGATAAGCACGGGCGCTTTAGCGCTGCCAAGGTACTAAGCCTTCGCCAACACAACATTCAAGACGAGCAATGGCAACTGGCCATGACCGCACTGGCTGACGCCATTGAGGTTGATAGCAGTGCTGAGTACTTCCGCATTTATTTCCGTCTTGAAGATGGCACGTATCGCCAGCTTGCCCTGGATATCTCAGACATTACTACTGACACCAACAAGGAATTGAAAAATGAGCAAACAACCGAAAGTGCTTAGCCGAACCCACATTGGCTCGAAACGAGAGCTAGCCGAAGCCGTTGCGCAGCTGCCGCCAGACGTTGATGGCGTAGAAGAAACTTACGTGATGAATGTGTATCACGACGAAAGCAACAACGAAAAGTGGCTAGAAATAATGCCAGCTAACTAACGAGCGGCCCTTCGGGGCCCTTAACCAAAGCCTTGAACGTTAAGGGCTTTGTTTAGGGAAAGGAGAAAACCATGCTACGTCTTTGTTTATTTATGATGTTTCTTTACGCCGCTGCGTATTGCTTTTACTTCGGACACAACTGGGGAGGTGTGTTTTCTCTTTTAGTTGCAGCGTTGCTGTTTGCTCAAGCGTTCTTTCAAGGCGCGGCTGACAGCTTGCCAATCGGAGACGAATAAATGTCTATCAAACGCGGGTTAATTACCAAAATTCATGTCGCAAAAGCGCAGCTCAAAATGGATGAGGACAGTTACCGCAACTTGCTTCAACGCGTTACGGGGACGAATTCATGCGCAGGCATGAACGTAGAACAGCTTGAGCGCGTCATGGACGAAATGAAAGATAAAGGGTTCAAAGTCAGAAAAGCATCTTCTGGACGCAGACTGTCACCCAAGTCAAAAGGTACGGGAATAGACAAAATACGTGCTATTTGGATAACCATGTATCAGCAAGGTTTTGTGCGAGACGGTTCTGAGAGTGCATTAGACGCCTATGTGTCTCGCATTGTTAACGTGTCGCACGTGGGCTGGCTGAAAGATGAGAGCTTGGCACAAGTACTGGAGTCACTAAAGAACTGGCACCGACGTGAGATGGCAATAAAACTCATTGCTGAAGGGTACACCGTGTTGAAAGGTCATAGAAAGGTGTGGAGTACAGAAAAAGCGCCTTACGAGTATGTAAAAAGCGCTTTTGAGGAGCTGATGCCGTGAGCAATCAAGAGCAGTTCGATTTTGACGATGACTTTGACTCACTATTGGAGCACCTGCCGGATTTAGCTGACGACAAAGCACTAGCCATGGCCAGATACAAAGAGCACTTGTGGGCATTGGTTTTAATTTGTGAGCGCCGCCTTAAAAAGGCAAATATCGAAGATAACAAGGCGTACAAGCTTAGCTGCCAACTTATCGCAGAAATAGCGCATTACCAAGGTGGTG